GATCAACTTCAGTTTGTTGCAGACCATTTGCAATTTTCTGAAAAAGGATGGCAGGTGATGTTCTTCTGCCATCATCCGATGTTACCATTTACTAAAGATGATGCGGAACCATCTAATAACAGCAAGCCGACCGGAGCAGTCAGCGGAAAAGGCGGTTGTGTACTGCCAGCGCATGGAAGCCAGGCAATGCTGGATATCATCACCGCGTTTGCAGCAGGAACAAAAGGCACATCAACAAATACAACACAGGATTTTGAAGCATCTGTATCGTATGACTTCACACAAAATAAATCCAATACGGTGATTGCCTGCATATATGGACATACGCATGTTGTATACCGTAAAGTTGTGGACGGTATTAACCATATCGCGACACGTGCAGTATACGGTCATCCTACGTTTGATTTTGTATCAACGGGGAATTATTTTGTTATTGACCGACGAAATCGAGTACTGAAATTGATTGCAAACGGAGATGGTGATGACTATGAGTTTGCATACTAAGTGGCAGCATGCAGTACGGGCTGGTCCGAACCATTGCAAAAGATTGCTGCTTTTAGGCAGTGAAAAATCAAGTAAACGCTGCGAAAGCGCAGCGGAAAGGACAAAATTATGAAAGTATTAGATACATATAATGCAATTATAGGTGCAGTGATCGCTGTCCTCAGCTATATCTTCGGAGAGCATTGGATGCTGTTCGCTTTGTTCCTGGCATTCAATGTTGCCGATTGGCTCACAGGTTGGGCCAAGTCAAGAATGGCGCAGAAAGAAAATTCAGCAGCAGGATGGAAGGGCGTGCTCAAAAAATTGGGATACTGGCTAATGATCGCGGTAGCTTTTGGTGCATCTGCCGTTTTTGTCGAGATCGGCACGACACTTGGCATCAATTTGGAGATCACTGTTTTGCTCGGCTGGTTTGTATTGGCGTCTTTGATCGTCAATGAACTTCGCTCAATCCTCGAAAACTTCGTGGAAATGGGCTACAACGTACCTCGCATTCTGACGAAAGGCCTTGAGGTAGCAGATAAGGCGATCAATCAGAGCCAGGACGATGAATAATATTTTTTTTATGGGAGAGCTTCGGCTCTCCTTTTTTGCGCCAGCGCAAGTTGGCAGAAAGGATGAAAATGACAACATCAGAACTAATAAAGATTGCAAAAGTGATCTACGCAGAGGGTGGCATCTTTTCCGGGAAAAATTACAATGCTTTGCTTGCCATTGCCCAGTGCATCCATGACCTATTACCGTCTTACAAAGACTTAGACATTTGCCTGGCATCTGCCTTTACATCACCATCAGATCAGTATGATCCACAGTGCCTTCAGGCGGCGCAGGCTGTTTTTGAGCAGGGACAGCGCCGCTTCCCGGACGCAGAGATCTTGCAGTTCCGGAGCTACACAAAGTATTCCGATGGGCATGGCAATCCTGACAAGGAAAAACTTGCAAACTTGTACACAGCCTATGACTATTTGGGCAGTGATTCCATATCACAAGAGTGGGGACACTTTTATTTTGGACGGAAAAAGGAGGAAAAGAAGATGAGTTTTAGAATGTTGATTATGGCCGGACACGGCCGAAACGTAGATGGATCATGGGATCCGGGAGCAGTAGGATGTGGATATCAGGAGGCTAACTTAACGCGTGAGCTGCGCGATCTGATTAAAGCTGCAGCTGATCGGGCGGGTGTACCGTGTGATGTGGCTCCGGATCGCAACCACTACAGCTATTTCAAAAATGGCGGCCAGTACGACTTTACACCATACACCTATGTACTTGAGGTTCATTTCAATGCATCTGCCACTGCTGATTTCGCCGGTGACGGCAAGATGAAAGGTTCCATGGTCTACATTGATAAATCCGAGACAGGTCACTCTGTTGAAGACACGATTTTGAACAACCTCTATTCCATCGGCAGCAGACAGGCATGGGATGGTGTGGTGGTCACACAGCGACAGGAAAGCTATAAGAATGGTCTTATGGTTCAGTCAAAGGTACGTGCGCAGGGCGTGTCCCACGCGGTGCTGGAAACTTGCTTTGTGACGGATCAGGATGACATGGATTGGTACTTAGTCAATAAGACTAAAATTGCGTCGGCAATCATCGCTGGTATTCAGCAGGGATTCGGACTCAACTATACAAAGAAAGTCACACCTTATATGGTTAAAGTAGACGTTGCCTCCATCCCAGATCACGTCCTTAACATCCGCGAGCAGCCGACCATTAACAGCCCAGTTACTGGAAAGATCACTGAAACGATGTCACTCACCATCGTTGATGAAGCGTCCGGCACTGGAGCGTCAACGTGGGGCAAGCTCAAGAGTGGCGCAGGATGGATCAGCTTAGATTATACGAGCAAATAAAATATGTATAGAAGAAATCCCTCCAGCGGCAAACTGGAGGGAAGAGACCTATTATATTCATCTAAATCCGTGTCATGTCGTGTCATATTTCGTGTCATATAGATGGCTGAAATGATAAAATAGAATATAAAATATCAAACATCTATATATAATAAAAAATGCCCGAAATCCCTTATTTTAAGCGGATTCTCGAACATTCCAGTAATTATGCGGATATTAACAAAAAGCGGAGCGAGTGGGATTTGAACCCGTTAAGAAAATGCTTTGAATCCGCATATTTACTGGATTTTTAAAGTACCGTGTCATATTTCGTGTCATACATGTTCGTACATGCTTTTAAAGTGTTTGTTAATAAGTTGATCTTGTTTTTTTTGCTCAGAGCAGATGGTATTGCGATATACTGCTTTCAATACGGTATCTGTTCGCCAACCGCCTCGTGACATTATATATTGATCTGGGACGCCCATTGCGTGCATAATAGATGCAGAATAGTGTCGCAGATCGTGAAAGCGAAAGTGGGGCGAACCAGAAAAACGAATTGCTCTTGCAAAGCGATCAGAGATCTGTGATGGCGTTGCCTGGATAATTCGCCCTTCAATTCCTTTGATCTTGTCAATTACAAAATCAGGGTATTCGATCTGGCGATAACTTGAATAGGTTTTTGGCTGTTTAATCACCCAGTTGCGATCAGGACCTTGAACCATATCTTTGCAGACCGTTATAACATTCCCGTTGATGTCAGATGACTCAAGTGCACAGATCTCACCTCGGCGCATCGGACCGAAAGCTGCCAGTAGGACGGCGATTTCAAGTTCCTTTCCTTCAATGTGAGCAAGCAGCTTTTTCACGTCTTCATCGTCTGGGCAGTATAGATCCGGCTTGATCGGCGCTGGAAGAGAGACCTTTATACTCAGATCCGGCGCAAACATATCCAGTGTTGCAGTGAGCAGTGCGTAGATATTGCGCACGCTTTTTGGCGCTTTTCTGGAAGAAAGATTGCTAATCCATACTTGTAGGATAGTGGAGTCCAGCTGCCTGAGATTGTAAGTCTCAATATCTTTGTAGTCATTGCGCTGCATCTTCCGGTATCCATCGATGGTACTCGGAGATAGAACCGATTCTTTTGCGGCGATGTACTTGTCGATCGCAGCCTTTACGGTGATGTTTTCTGGCCGTTGGGTGGTCTTATTTGCTGCCCAGATAGCAGCTGCTCGTTCTGCTTCACGCTTTGTTGGGGCAGTGAAAGATTGGTAAATAGCCTTCTTTTCTCCATCAAGGCTTGCTTCATAGTGATCAAATACCCGGACTCGATAAGTTCCGGATGGTAATTTTTTTGCCGTTGCCATGGTGTATCATCCTCCTTAAAAAGTATAAGAAAAACAGGTGTTCAATTGACACCTGCCCGCGGATGATGATATAATAGTCTCGCTTAGTTGACATGGGTATCATTATCCGTGTAGATTTGCCTCGGTGTTGGTAGCACCGGGGCATTTTTGTTTCTTAGTTCGTCTGCAGCTTTGCTTAAAGCCTCTAGCGTCAAAAAATTGAATGCTTGACAAAATACTTAAATATATTTATTCTATAAATAAGTTAACCTATGAAGGATAAGGCTGGGTTCCCGGATGGGAGTAGGCTGTAAAGCTGAGAATTCCTTTGCCCCTGTGGTTAACTTATTTTTTTTACAAGTAAATTCCGTAAATTTTCAATAAGCTGTTAAGCTTCTTTTTGAGAAAGGTGAAATTGAGTCTTAAGAGCATCTTGCAGTACCTGAGAGAAATTGATATTTCGCTCAATAGCAGCAGCGTTTAGCCATGCAGGAAGTGTGACAGTGCGGTTTACAGAGCGATTAACTTGTGCCTGTCGGATTGATGGCATATAGACATCAATCAGCACAACACGTTCGTTTGTTTCCATTTTTACTTCTGATAGTGGGGTGGGTGCAGGAATTTCTTTACCGTCCTCTTCCATGCCAAAAAGAACACATCCTAATAATTCT